TAGAAAGAAATTAAAATGAGTTTTTTAGTAGCAAATCTACCGCCAGTCAAGTGTTTCATTCGTAGAGAATTTCTTTATGACTTTGAAAAAGGTCATAAAGAATTAGTCCCTTGCTGGTGGGTGAGTGTTAAGTCATTGAGAGGTCAAGCATTTCGTATAGAATCGTACCTAAATGAATATGGTGCATTGTACGATAAATTGCCACTACATGCCTACTGTTGGAAACCTATTGAAGGTGAACCTTTACCATTAGATTATTTACAATTGTGGGACTGCCTCTCTTATGATATAACCATTATTAAGAAGGCTCAATTACAATCAATGAAGTGTAAGTTTAAATTAAAAAATGGAGAATGGATGTATGGTGTTTATATGTTTACAATTGATTCTGCTCATCCTGACTTTAACATACTTGATACAGGGTTTTCTGAAGATATCGAAGACCACAAGTCTTATAATTTCATTATGTGTGATAATGGGCAGTTTGCTGCTCAGCCAAATAATCGTTTAATTATATTGGAACCTAGTAGTAATCCAAGAGAGTTAAAGATGCCAGACTTTAAAGTAGCAACAAAAAAATGGTCAGTTGAAACAGATTCGAAATGGGCATTAGGTGATACAAATACAATAATGTACGAACAATCAGAATGAACAAAACATATCGCAGTATTTTTATTAGTGATGTGCATTTGGGAACTAGAGATTGTAAAGCAGAAAAGTTAAATAACTTTCTGAAAAATAACACCTGTGATACATTGTATCTTGTTGGTGATATAATTGATGCATGGAAGATACAACAAAACAAATGGCGATGGAAACAAAGCCATACCAACGTAGTGCGAAGAATTCTTGGCCACGCTAAACGAGAAACAAGAGTTATTTTCATAGCAGGTAATCACGATGAATTTTTAAGACCAATGATACCTTACGGGTTTTCTTTTGGTTCAATTGAGATACATAATCAAATAGAACACATAGGTGTTGATGGCAAAAAATATCTTGTAGTTCATGGTGACTTGTTTGATGGTATTACTAGATTGGCACCGTGGATAGCATTCTTAGGAGACAAAGCATATGACATTATTCTTACACTCAACAATAAATTTAATTGGATTCGTCGCCGTATGGGTTTTGGGTACTTTAGCCTTAGCCAGTTTCTTAAGCACAAGGTCAAAAAAGCAGTAGACTTTATATTCAAGTTTGAAGAAAACTTGGCCAACTACTGTAAGAAACGTGGATATGATGGTGTTATATGTGGACACATACACCACGCAGAGATAAAAGAAATTAACGGTGTTATATACATGAATGATGGTGATTGGGTTGAAAGTTGTACAGCACTAGTCGAACACCATGATGGCCGTTGGGAAATTATAACATGGACACAGGAGAGCGATGATGTTGTTGCAGAATAAAATTACTATAGTGGTACCTTGTAGAAATGAAGAAGAATACATTTCTCATTTATTGGAACATCTGAAAAAACAAAATATAGGTAGTACCAGAATAATAATTGCTGATTCTTCTACTGATAATACGAGAAAAGTTATCGCAAGTAACAAAGGTGATTTGAATGTTGAGATTATTGATGGTGGTACAGTTTCTGTTGCAAAAAATAATGGAGCTAAACTTGTTACAACGCCATATATACTTTTTATAGATAGTGATGTAAGATTTTTCTCAGACACAGTTATATTTGATTCTGTAAATGAAATACAAAAACTGGATTTAGATTTAATTGGTTTATATGTTAAATGTTATGACGGCGACAAAAGAGCACAAATAGGTTTCATGTTGTTCAATCTAATTAACAGCATAATGAAATATTGGTCGCCATTTGCGATTGGTGCTTTCATGTTAACTCGTACCGACAAATTTTGGGAATACGGTGGTTTTGCGGAAAAATATGGAACAAGTGAAGATTTCTTCCTATCTCAAAAATATGATATTAAAAAGTTCAAACTAATGAATCATTATTTTGGCCAAGATAGTAGAAGATTTGAAAAAATGGGATACTTTGGTATGGCATGGTATCTTATTAAAAATTTTTGGAATAGAAACAATGAAAAATATTGGAATAGTGTAGATTATTCAAAATATTGGAAATAAAGGAAACATATGACAACAAGAACAATAACAGCGGAGTGTAGTAGCTGCGAATCCAGTTACGATGTAATTTTTATGGAAGAACTAGTATCAGAAGAATTACCTGAGTTTTGCCCGTTTTGCGGCGAAACGATTGATTCATTATCCGAAGAAGAATATATAGAGGATGATGAACTCAATGATGATGAAAAATGGGACTGAACTGGACATATAAAGACAAAGAATTTACAGAAGAATTGATTGGTGACAATTATGGTTTTGTGTATCTTATAACCAACGATGTAACAAATAAAAAATACATTGGTAAGAAGTTTTTCTATTCCTCAAAGACTAGGCAAGTGAAAGGTAAGAAGAAACGATTCAAAGTTTCCTCTGATTGGCAAACTTATTACGGTAGTAACGAGGAATTGAAAAAAGATGTTATAATACACGGACTAGATTCGTTTAGCCGAGAAATTATACATCTATGCAAAAGCAAAGGTGAGTGTGGTTATCTTGAAGCAAAAGAACAGTTTGTAAATGGTGCTCTGGAGACAGATGATTATTACAATTCTTGGATTATGGTCAGAGTAAGAAAATCACATATTAAAGGATTGCAATGTTAGATTATTTGAAGGAAGTCGGCGATGAATTTGATGCTTTATTTTTCTTACCAATGGAAGATGAAGATAGTATCAATATCATGACTAACAAATATAAAAATCCAGGACAACCAATAAAAGGAAATAACATTGGTGATTGGTGGCATATTTTGTTGTTTAAATGCAACGAAGAAAGTGGCCATGTCGAGGACCTTGATATCTTTGATGCCATTTTTATTGATCCTAGGGAATACATATCTGGTTTAATACCACAAGGTTGGTATGGTGTAATTGCAAAGAAAACCACAACCTCCCATAATTTCCTAGATGATGCTATTGACAAGTTCAAGTCAATGATGTAAAATAGCATAATCTAAACTGAAAGTATATTATGATTCTCGTTGACTTAAATCAAGTCTTACTATCTGGCCTAATGGCTCAAATATCCAATGGAAAAAAATCCATGTATGGTAAAACATTCACATTGGATGAATCTCTTATCAGACATATGGTCCTGATGATACTCAAAACTCACCTAAAGAACTTCCGAGAAGAATATGGTGAAGTAGTACTCTGTTGTGACAATCGTAAGTATTGGCGCAAGGAGTTCTTTCCATTCTACAAGGCAAACCGTAAAAAGACACGGGAAAAGTCTGACCTTGATTGGCACATGATTTTCGACATGCTTTCCAAATTCAAACAAGAACTCAGAGATAACTTTCCCTACAAAGTTATTGATGTTGAAGGCGCAGAGGCCGATGATATCATTGGTACACTTGTACCTCGACATATTATGCATGAAAATATTGTTATTATCTCCAGCGATGGTGATTTCTTGCAATTACAAATGTATAATGGTAGAAGTGACTTTACTGTTAAGCAATATAATCCTGCTCAAAAGAAATTTATCGTTTCTGAAAATCCACTTGATGAATTGAAAGAAAAAATCATTCATGCTGATAAAGGTGATGGCATTCCAAATATTATTTCACCGAGTGACACATTTGTGCGTGAGATTCGTCAGAAGGTTATGACAGAATCCAAACTTACAAAATTCATGGGTCAAGACTATAGTGAATATGATGATGAAAACGCACGTATTGGTTTTTCACGCAACCAGACGTTGATTGACCTAAGAAATATACCAGGTGATATACAGACTAAAATTATAAATACTTATGAAGAAACGAAGCCAGCACCTAAGGGTAAAATACTGGATTATTTGATTACAAACAAACTGAAAAGTTTAATAGATGTTATTGGGGAATTTTAATGAAATCGCTATATGAAGTTTTTGATGAATTTGAACTGGCTAAGAATAAAAAAGAAAGAATGGATGTAATTTCTAAAAATCTTTCACAGTCATTGGTTGATGTATTGAAATTGGCTTATCATCCAGACATTCAATGGAAAATTAAAGAACTGCCAGAAAATTATCGTATACCAACAGATATGTTACCTGGTATTACACATGATAATATTAATGGACAAATACGTAGAATGTATATGTTCAGAGTTGGTGATCCAACCGCAGAAAAATTAAATGAACACCGTAGAAATGAATTACTAATTCAAATGTTAGAATCAATTGAACCACGGGAAGCAGAAGTTATATTGGGTATCTTCCAAAAAGATTTGGGAGTAAAAGGGTTAGACTATAAATTTGTAAAAGAGGCATTTCCAGACATGTTGCCATGACAAAAAAAGAAAACATCATTGTCTTATCAGGTGAATTCGATTACATAACTTATAATGATTTTAAATTATTAAAAACTTGCAAATCCAAATGTGATTGGCTTGTTGTAGGAGTTCATTCTGA